TGAACCTTTACAGGTTCAAACTGCACGATCTCGCCTAGATCGCCAGACTTGCGGAAAGCAGTATCTTTTTCTACAAGATCTACTCGCTTTCCAAACTCATTAAAAGTGCTCTTTACTTGGCTTACCTCACTTGCTACAGACTTTACTTCGCCTGTAACTGTTTCAAGAGACTTTGTAATTGCTTCCACATTGGCTTGCATAGCCTTAACTGTGTCAGCAAGATTGCTCAAGGCATTAGTTAGAGAGTTATTAATTTCTTCCACAGATTTTGCAACTTCTGCAGTTGCGTTAACAACTGCCTCTACTGCGCCATCTGCTTCTTCAGCAACAGGAGCGTCTGCAATAACTGCATCTGTTTCTGCTACTGCCTCTGCTACTGGCTCTTCTGCTGGTGCTTCTTCTGCAACAACTTCAGTAGCCTCTGCTACAGCGTCTTCTGCTGGAGCCTCTGGAGCAACCTCAACATTTTCAACTATTTCTGCTGCATCTGCAACTGGTGCATCTGCAACAAGTGTTGTTTCTTCTGTCATAGGATTTTCCTCCTTTGTAATCTTAATTGTCCTAATGCCTTTTGCACTATCAACTAAGAACTTTACGGTAGTGATATCATTCTGATCTTCAACAAAACCAATGTTTTTCATTGATTCGTTACATGTTGGACATGATTCATCAGATTCTTTAGATAGTCTTACAATATCATCGGTGTTACACCAATATACTGTATCAACTACAGTCTTTGCAAGAAATCCACCAAGTTGCCCTTTTTCAATTGAAACAACATTGGCAAATTGATTTGCAGGATTATCAACAAGAGATAATTCATGCAATTCATACTCTTTTACAATTCTAATTGCTTTCTCTAATTCTTCATCGTAGGAATCCATTGACTTTGTAATATTTCCTCCGATTGAAAAACCAGTTAGTGTGCCATCAAGAACTTTTTCCCAAGTATCTTGTGCACCCTTTGAAACATATGCAGATACATAAACTCCGCTATAAAAGTTTTTTGACTTTGGATCAAAATAACGATCTTCTTTAAATGAAACTACTTTGCCAACTGCTGTAGGCTGATGCATTTCACGTAAATTACCACGGAATTTTCTAAATGCTTCAATGCTGGCTTCTGTTGTAACAATGTCATTTTGCTTATCAATATTGTCCAAGGTCGCAAAGCCAGAAACAATTCTGCGCTCTTTGTCGACTTTTCCAATAGGCATCGAAAAGCGAACATTGTCGCCATCAGTAATCCAGTGTGCTTTATTTATAGTCATGGCAGTATTATTATAGCAAACCTTTTAACGCATTTCTCAATTATTGAGACGATCTGCCTTCACCTTGTGGGTTTCTACCAGCAATGGTTGCAGGAGAGTCTGAAGCATTGTTTGATCTTTCTGCATCTCTTTCACGGTTACCCGCTAAATTTGCACGAGCATCTGTTGCTTGCCTTGGAGTCATAGTAAATGGAGTGCTGCCATCACCGTCTGGACGTGGTGGCAAATCTAACATTTCACGAGCCTCATCAGGAGTAATGACCTGAGTCTTGACATATCTTTCAATGATTTGAGACTGAGCAATTTCGTCTGTTAGTGTCATTTCATTAAACTTTAATTCAAGAATGTCAGTTTTTTCCTTAATAACCTTATTGACCATTTTTTCTAACTGAGCCTGCGCTGGTCTTGCTACCTGTTCTTTAAAAGTACGATCTTGAGCCATGGCTGCAGCAATTGCAGCAGAATCAGATCCACCAAGTTTAGAGATAGGTACTTGATGAGCAACTAAAATATCGTCACGATTTTGTTTACGATATTTTTCAAATGATGCTTCTTGTACAGAAGTTTCAACTGGATCCATCTTAAACTCAACTTTATTATTATCAGTATCTCCAGGAAGCGGGATATACAGAGTTCTATGATTCTGACCTTTAAGACCAGTCTGCAAGAATCTAAACATTTTATCTTCTGCATCTGCAGATAACTTAGCACCCTTTACTGTAATGATATAGCGTGGGGCACCTTTGTTTTGGAAGTAATCAATATTATACTGTGCAGCAAGTGAGTCTCCAATCAATGAAGATATTGCTGAAATAATATCTGGAATTCCATAATATGTATTTAAAGGAGAATACTCTTTAATGTGAATAATTTCATTTGGTCTTGTATCTGTAGTCATTGGATTTGGATTTGTTGCCCCAAAATTACGGAAATAAACTACCTTTTGACCAATAATTTGAACAAAACCATCACGAAGTCTACGAACACGAATTGTTGTTGAAGGAATATGACCAACATATCCAATTTCTCCAGACACGGTTCTACCAATTTCTAAGAATCCGTTCCCTGTAGCCTGTAAATCTGTATAAACCTTTTCCATTGTGTTGGTGAATGAGTCGTCATCATTTAATGACTCCAACCATTCACGAATTTCTAGTTTCATTCTTTCAATACGGCGACGTGCTCTATCTACTGCACCTGAATCACCATTAGTTTCAAAACGTAACATTGTGCGATCTGTAATATCAAAACGATATCCAAGACCAACAACATTTTCTACCTTAGCATCAATAGCAGCATGGTTTGCAAAAGATGTATCATAATAACTTGCTAATTCATACATGTTGTACGGTGGTGTAATTACATCAAATAGACCGTAACCATTTCTATAGACCGTACCAGGATTAATTTGCTTAGATCCGCTACCATCTTGTCCCATTGGAATAGCATTTGCATTTTCTAAATATCTTGCAGATGGCTCTACGGCGTTATATCCATATACCTTAGAAACATTTCTTGTTGTTCTACGTTTAAAATTTTGATCAAGTCCAGAATATTCTTTTAAAACTGACCAATCTCTTGTAAAAGGGTCTTGCCCTTTAAATAAATTTTCAGGGTCTTCTTGTGTTTTAAGACTAGCCTGAATAAAGTCGTAATCGTATTGTTCGCTCATGCCTCGTATACATCTTTCCCATATTTATTAAGAGTGTCTTGTGCAGCAGCCCAGGCACCTAAATCATTCATAGATGGAATAAGTCCATTTTTAAATCTATCCATTTGCTCTGAGTATTCTTCATCTGTAATTCTAGTAAGTCCAGGAACAAATACCGCTTCGCCATCGCCCTCATCACCATAATACTTTGCTGCATCTTTAAGTTTAGCGATCTGTGCTATATCTCCACGCATTGATTCAATGTTTAAAACGTTTCCCTCTCCATCGGTAAACCATTTACCATTAGACTTCTTATAAACGTACAAACCCCAGTTATATTTCTTCTCAATGACCTGACGGCGTACATTATTTACAATAGGCTTACCAGTTTTTTGACTAATTAATGGATTCATGTACTCAAGTATACCAGACTATACCGCTGAACCCAGTCGAACGGTCCATGTTGTGTCATTATAAATCTTGACTTTTTCAGCATCAAACATCATTCCTTCGTCATCATCAATAATAATCTTATTTGTTCCTATATATGTCTTGTATACTTCAGCGGGGTCTACGCCATATTGATCTGATGCGGAAATAATAAGCACTCCATCCCAAGTAAAACTATTAAGCCAATACTCCCACTCAAAGTTGGTTATGCCGTCTGTTTTGACCTTAAGCCATGGTCTTGTAAGATTACTTTGAACTTGTTGTAAATTATTAGCCTGATAATAAGAAATATTATTAAATACTAAAGGACCTGTTAGGTTTATACCGCCAATAAATAAATCTAGATTTAATGCTGTAGAAAATGCTATACCAAGAACTGCCCATTCTTCAATAGTTAAAACTGGCTCTCTCACAAGTGATCCATTTAAGAAATATGACAAACCATTATATGCTTGACCAGTACTTAAACTTTTAGCATATATTTTTGCTCTTGTTCCATCTGGATTGTCTGCAACCATAAAGAACTTAATGGTATCTCCTTTATAAACAATTTCAAAAACTTCTGTTGGAGTTATGGGAAACTGTTCCTGATCATATCTCATCCAAATTTGCATAGCACTTACACGATAATTATCTGCTAGAGTTGAGTTAATTGGAATAGCCAAGCCACGAGAAACAAGTGGACTAAAATCTCCACGTACTTCTATTCCAGAGGTTCTATTTAAATATAGGTATGGGGTGCTGCCTTTATAAATGCTAAATGGGTTTTGTGCCTTATAGTCATAATATAATCCAGATCTTGTATACGGAAACACATTAACTCCAAATCGTGTTCCAATTGGATTAAATGAGTTATCATTAAATGCTTGTGAAGCCAACTCAAGTCTACGTAATCTAATAGGTTTTCTTAATATTCCACGAATGTTAAAATCTAAATGATAGACTATTGCAAGATCATTAAAGTCAACCGTTTTGGTAGGATAAATAAGAGTATTATCAACAACTTCAAATTTAGTAGTTAGCCAGTTAGAGTACTCATCAATATTAATAATTTTATTTTCTTTTGCTGGAACATAATTAGGAAATTCGCTAAGAGGTGTATTGGCTCCTTCAGCAATATATTGCAAGGTTATATAACTTCTAACAACTGCATCTGCTGTGTCATATTCATAATATTTTTCTGCTTTTTCAGCCATATCTGTATAGTTATTCCAGCCAGTAAATAAACTGTTATCTAACTGGTAATAAGTTTCTTGTAATGGATGAGAGTATTCTTCTTTTAACTCATTATAGGTCCATGATCCAACTACCTCTGATTCTGCTAATTTTGTTGGTGACGGGTAACCCAAATTAAACTGTAGAAAGTCAAGATCGTAATAGTTGTTTCCAACATCGTTTGCTACATATTGAGCAAAATATGATAGTGGAAGATAATCTTCCCAATACCCAGAAACTCCAATATCTAAAAAGTATGTGTCATATGCTTCAGAAGGAAGTAGTGTATAACTAGCAGTATGATTAAGCAAAGCCTTTGCGTTTTCTGATTCTGCTGAGCCAGTTGCCAAATAACTATCTAAGATTGCGGTTCCGTTGGTTTCAAAGTGGTCAGATATTTCATTTGCATTATATGCACTAGATATACCTACAGAATAAATCTTTCCAGTAAATTGATATGTTCCAGTTTCATCTCCACCTACATACATCTCTAATCCATTACGATTACCAAAAAATGATGCTACATTTCCACCAAAGAAAGAAACCAAAGACGTAATTTCTATACCAGCAGCATACTTTTCGTCTACAACTATAATGTCTGTAGTGTAAATTTCTTCTTCTTCACCATTAAAGTATAAATAGTAATGAACCTCATCTAAATCTTTACGAATAGCAAAGTAGTTTCCTGTTAATCTATTATATATTTTAAATAATGTTTCTTCCGTAAACAGATCGTCTGAACTAAATACTCCGTAAACTGTATGAATCTCATCATTAAGAACATTAAATCTTGGAAAATTAAAATAACACTCTTCGGTATCCCATGAATTATTTGGTCTAAAGGTTATAAAATTATTATCTGTTGGGTCTTGTATTTCTTGATTATCATCGTATAGTTCTTGCAATGTTTTGCTACTTAAAAATATTTCGGGCAAAGAATATTCTGGCGTTGTTAATGCTGTGTTTGTTGTTGATAAATTATCAAACGATCCCTGTTCCCATTGAGCAAAGTCTGGGTAATTATAGTTTCCAGTATAGTCAGCAAATGGATAATCAATAAATGCTTGAGTACCGCCATATGCTGAGTTAATTGCTTCTGGAGATAAAACACCTTGACCGTATACCCACCTACGCTTGGCTACATTTATAGCAACAGAATAAGAATAAATTGCAACACAGTCAATCTCGATTGGCGAAACATCTTCATATGCATAAAATCCAAGCCAATCTTGACTATCTCCAGAGTTATTTATTTCTGATGGTAAAGATAATGAGTCAGTGTCTAAAGAAATATTAATTACTTCTTCTCCATTAATTAAAAGGCTTGCATTATTTCTAATAACTCTAAGATGAACTAGCATTGGTCTAAACCATTCTCCGACAAAGTGTGAGGAGAATTGTTTACCAATAACCATTGTTATAAAACCTGACTCTACATATAAGCCATCAGAGGATGCTATTGGTCCAAATATTTTTCTTGGTGCATATGCATTGGAGTTTATTCTAATCCAAAACTCTACAGTATAGTCTTTATACTTACCAACTTCATTTAAAAATCCTTGACCAGGTATAATTAATGATGGGTTACTAGATTCGTTTGGAGTTAATCTTGTTACGCCAGTTGCACCGTATACCATTGGTACACCGCTATTTTTTGCTACTAAAGAATTGTTGTTAACTAAATAGTATCCAGAATCTCCGCCAAGACCATATGCGTCTGCTGCAACCGCAGCGTCTGCTATCAAAGCAATGTTAGATGGCAAAGATATTGGTGTAACACCAAGTGAAACAGCGTTAAACTCTTCAGACCATTGACCAGCAGTAATGCCGTTAACATAGAATTGATAATCTGATGTTGATCCACCTCCAGAAGAGTATACAAATTTTATTACGACTCTAAAAGCAGTATTTTCGTTTGGTATATCAAAAGTTCCAGATACGAAACTCCAAGATCCAAATATAGATGTATCAAATGACTCTAATTCTTGAACTATTTGAGATGTTGTTGTATCTGTATATTCAAATCCTATTTGAACCTGTGTTAAATATGGACTATTAGAATAAAAATATCCACCTACGCTAAAAGAACCAAGGGCTGAATTTAAATTTGTAAAATTTATCAAATTTTCACTAACACATTGAATAGTTAAAGAACTTGTAGCAGGAACGTCTCCTTCAATAACATTTAATACGCTATCTTCAAAAGGCTGATTAACGTCAACGCCTGACGTACTAGC